ACTGTGCCTCCAGAAGAACGCAACTACCCCGATGGTGGTCGCAATCCGTATTTTGACAATGATTTTTATATAGATTCAGTATCGCTAGAAAATAAATTACCAGCTGGCGGCTCGGGCGGAGCACACTTTGATACTGATCTAAAATTTACCTTGATAGAACCACAGGGCATGACCCTGTTGGAACGCTTACGAGATGCTGTGAAAAATCATGCACCGCAAAATGAAAACGGCAAGGTCAACTATCTTGCTGCCACCTATGTCATGGTGATTAGATTTTATGGCTATGATCAAAGTGGCAATATTGTCATGCCCATCAGAGGAGGCCTCACAGTAGGTGCCCAAACTAGCGATACCAAGGCAGTGGTAGAAAAACTTGTACCATTTCAGATTGTAAACATAGACTGGACTGTAGGTAGTAAAACTACCAGTTACGAATGGAAATGCAAACCAGTGGGACTGAACATTGCTGGATCCACAGCTCGTGGTACTATTCCCTATGATCTTCAACTGAATGCCTCCAGCGTAGAAAAATTACTGAATGGTCAAGCACGATACGCTTCACAATCAACACCATCACCAGCAAAGCCTGGCGCATCAACCACTGCTACAGACGCACGTGGCAGAGCAACTGCACAATCTGATACAAGGGTACCTGGTAACGCCCCAGCACAACGTGTGCCACCTCCCACTCAGGCCAGTGTGAGAGCAGAAGACAATGCCATAGATGCCGCTGCCAAAGCTCCTCAAACCGCTGTGTCTGCGCCTAACCCTTCACGTACTATTGTACAAGGACTCATGCAGGCCATGAACGATTTTCAACAAAAACTTGTGTTGGATGGTGTTTATGAACAGGCTGACAACTATTCAATTGAATTTGTGGGACCTGGCGCTGAAAAAATAGCCGGAGCCACATTGGTACAGCCCAATGTCAAAATACCAAAAGTTTATACCAACATGCCAATCGGCAAAGAAGTTCCTGAAAAAGATCGTGTAGACATGGCCAGCAGAAGTTTCAGCATCACTGCTGGTCAACAGATTTTGCAAGTGATTGAGTTGGTGGTACGCAATAGCAGTTACATTAGTTCACAGGCCTTGTTTACCATTGACGAAGAAGGCAATCAGATTCCTACAAAAAATCCCAACTACAACGAGCCAGTAAAATGGTACATAATCAACATGAGTGCGCAACCACGCAGCAGCAAACTTGATGGCAAAAGAAATGACTATGCCTATGATATCAAGTATACTGTGAGTCCTTTTTTGATCAAAAATTTGGCCAGTGTATATTTTCCAGTGAACAAGTTCAGTGGAGTTCATAAAAGTTATCCCTACTGGTTCACTGGTCAAAACACAGCAGTGTTAGAGTACCAAGAAAATCTCAATGGTATTTTCAGAATGACCTTGAGTGGCAATGTAGACGAAGATGCCGCGGCAACAAAATTACGTAATGCTCAAACTGCAAGTTTGAATGAAATCATGATGTATACCTATCAAGCTCGCAGTGTAGAATCCAGTGCGGGTGCCTTGGGCAAAAGTTTTGAACTAGGTGCCAATGCTGCAGAATTACTTTATGATGCCCAAGGATTGAAAAACGCTAAAATTAAAATTATTGGCGATCCTGCTTGGATTGCACAAGGTAGTTTTTTCCGCCCGGTGACTCAAGAAACATTTGGTGGCAAGGCATTGACGTCTGGTTTCATGCCTGACGGATCGGTGGCGTTTGACAATCAAGAAATTCTGTTTGAAATAGTGTGGCAAAGACCAGAAGACTATGATCTTAATACTGGTATGGCTGATCCTTACAGTCAAACACAAAAGAAATATAATGCCCGAGTGGCTCTGCAGAGCAGAGTGTACATTGCCACCAAAGTCACAAGTGAATTTAGATCTGGCAGATTTGAACAGACCCTCGAAGGCAAACTTTATACTTTTTTGAAATCTGATGCCAGCAATGCCGCTGAACCTTCTGTGGCTGCATTGGCTACCAACAAAACTGGCAGTGATGCTGGCAGAATCAAGCCAACTCAGGCTACTGTGAGAGGAATAGACAACGCCATAGCCGCACGAGCAAGAGCTGAAGCAGAAACTGCTGCAGCAGCGCAAGCAAGATCTAATTTTGCCAAAACTGATCCACGACGTCTTGACACAGGCGACGGCGGCAAACGTGCCATACTAGGAGCACAAGGGGCCTACAAGGAAGCAAAGTTTACTGAAAACGCTGGCGGTGCCGCGTTTGGTAATCCTAACATCACTAGACAAGGTATCACCGCTGGAGCAACATTGTTGCCAGCAAACCCGCCTGCAAATCCTACAGACAGTACCGGAACATCATTACAGCCAACACAATCACAAACAACTAGAGCCGCACCACAAAAATTACCAGGAGCAGGACCAGGAACAAACGGGTTGACAATTGAACAAAGGCGTGAGGTAAACCGTCGAGCAATTGAACAAACCAATCGTGAATTGGCCGAAGAATACGAAGGAGCGTTAGGTGGTGCACCAACAACAGCGCAAAAAATAGTTAAGGATAGAGGTTAATCAATGGCAGAGAACGTAGAACGCAGTCGAGGTCGACCCAGTAATTATAAACTGGATCGTGGAGGAGTACCCGCAGAATTTGGACCATTCACAGGAGTGGTCATGAGTACAGTAGATCCCACACGGTCGGGCCGCTTGCGTGTGTACATTGATGCATTTGGTTCAGGAGCCGACATTGGTGCCATGGACAATGAAACCACCTGGACCACGGTGAGTTACATGCCGCCATTCTATGGCTATACTCCAATGAGTCAAACACAAGGAGCCACAGAAGGTCTTGGTGCTTACCCTGGCAACTCTACCAGTTATGGCATGTGGTTCACACCTCCCGACGTGGGAGTAAAAGTGATTTGTATATTTGTCAATGGTGACCGTAGTCAGGGCTTCTACATTGGCGTGATACCAGAACAAGGCCTGGGACACATGGTACCTGCTGTTGGCTCAGTGCCGGCGTCACGGGCAGATATACAAAATCAAAACCAAGAAACTTATTTTGCTGACGCACCTAGATTGCCAGTTACAGAAATAAATGTCAACAATGAAGGTGTTTTTAACGATCCAAGATTTTATGACCAGCCTAAACCAGTACAAGGATATCTTGCACAGGCCTTGTTACAACAGGGATTGATCGCAGATATAGAACGAGGTACTATTCAAAGTTCAAGTCAGCGAGAAACTCCCAGCGCAGTATTTGGAATCAGCACACCGGGCACAGCCATTTATCAGGGTGGTATGAAACCCAATGACATCAGAGCCAAACTCAATGCAGGAGAAGTCAAATCTAGTGATGCTAGAGTAATTGGCAGAGTAGGCGGACACAGTCTGGTCATGGACGACGGCGACCTAGATGGAAACAATGGTATGCTACGTTTGAGAACCAGTCTCGGCCATCAAATTACCATGAGTGATTCGGGAAACTTTTTTTACATCATTCATGCCAATGGTCAAACCTGGCTGGAATTTGGCGTCGAAGGCACAGTAGATGTTTATGCCACAAACTCGGTGAATGTACGCACCAAGGGAGATATTAATTTTCACGCTGACAGAGATATCAACATGTTTGCTGGTCGCTACTTAAAAATAAAAAGCAAAGAAGACATGCAGATAGAGTCAGGAACGTTCTTGGCCATGCAAGCACAGGAAGATATTACTTTGTATAGCAAATCTACAATTGGAGTCAAAGCTGACGGAACATTGACTCTGAACAGCGCATCGGGCTCATGGGGTGCAGGATCCGCCTTGGTATTACAAGCAGGTGGCATTGATCTTAACGGTCCAGCAGCAGGTCAAGTGACCACACCACAACCTTTGACCAAAACACTCTTGGACGACACTGAATGGGACACCAGCAAAGGCTGGATAGTCAAACCTGAAGGTCTCGAAAGTGTTGTAAACCGAGCCCCCACACACGAACCATATCCTTATCATAACAAGGGCGTGGATGTTGAGATTGCATTTGAAGAAGGCAAGCCAAGCCCGCCTCCAGGGGCTGTGCCTGTGCCCGCAGGCATAGAGATAAAGGCACAATAACATGGCTGAATTTACATTTAATCTTGATCAACTCAAAGCCAGCGTTGGTAAAACACAGGCCAGCTTTGAATCCAGTTTGTATTCTAAAACAAAAAATGAAGATTTAACATACACAGGTGATGATTACATAGTCTGGGACAGAACCAACGCTGAACGCCTACGCCGAGGATTACCTAGTTTAACGCAAATTGGCTCACCTCGCCCGCCTGAAGATACCACAGGAACAACGTCTACAAACCTATCACCTGGTGAGCCGCCCACAAACTCCGACGGTTCTGCAAAAACATTTGCCATCAAAGGTCCACCAGGACTCACACGTGAGCAGGCATTTGCAATATTCAAGAAACAAGCTGATACTGGTGGTCTAGTGGGATTCAAAGCAGGCGATGTTCTTTCAGCGGCAACACAAGCTGCTGATGGGCTGGCCGGAGCACAAGCCATGGTTGCACAAGCCCAGTCAGGTGTGACTGGTAGTCTTAACGTGGGAAGTTTTACGTCTGGGTTGTCTGCATCTGGAATAGATCTTGCCACTGGACGTATTCCATCAATTGACGCTGCATTTGCTCAAAGTGGCATCAATGGCGGAGCTGGTGCTTTCACTAGTGTGTTAGGCAGTGTAGCTGGTGGCCTGGGAGCCGCTGGCGGTGCAGCAGGTGGTTCTTTAGCTGGAATTACACCAGGACTAACAGCCGCAGTAGGCCCGGCAGTGACCTCAATATCAAATGCTGGTACTGCATTGGTAGGAGCAGCTGGTATACAAGGGTCAACTGCCATCAAGAGCATTGAAACTATCAACAAGACCATAACACAATTTCCAGTAACCAGTCCTATCAATGCCGCAGACTTTACCAAAATTGCCGGCGGTATTAATCCAGCAGGCGCCCTGTCTGGACTAGGTCCCATGAGTGTGCCCGAAGTCAACGGAGTGTTGGCGCAGGCTAAAAATCTAGTTAACCAAGCCGGTTCAGTGTTGAGCAATACCAAAGGGCTTGGATCATTTGGACTTGATGCTGGGCAATTAGAAACAGCTGGTTATGTGAAACCTGGCACAAGAGCACTATTGGCAGCAGGCACAAACGTGTTTGCTGATGTAATTAAAAGTCCTGCGGTATGGACAGGCAAAGATGGAATCAAAAGTGCCTCAGACTTGCTAAACAACGTGCCCAAACAAAGTCAAATTCAACAGGATCTCATGGCCAAGGGCGTGGCTGGCCTAGCCGCTGTGGGCGTTCCAGTTAAAAACTTGTCAAGTCAAGGACTTGCTGGCATGGCATTGAACGCCGCCAAAGATCTGCCTAGCGCAGAAGCATTTGCCAAAGGTTTGCCTATTCCTGGAGATGCTACAGGTGCAGTGCAAGCAGAATTTAAAAGTGCGGTACGTGACGGTGCATTTGCTGTGAACTTGGTACAGACCAAAATCCCTACAGTGTTCAAGCAAGAAGATATACCAGTACCAGCAGAAAACACAGTGAATCGCGCCACCCTGGATGCAGCCAGCACACGAGTTATTGGCAACGACAAAATCCCAACGCCCAATTACGGACCAACAGAAACCAAATTAGAAAATCAAGCCGATGTTGAAGATTATGCTGACAAAGCGTTGATTTATATAAATCAGTATCTGAATCCTGCTGGCCGTAATTTGTTTGAAATTGAGGCCAAATTATCTGCTTTGGAAAATCAGCAAACGATTTCTCCAGCAGCATTTTCTGCTATAGATGGCGAATATCAACAGGTTAGGGATACGTTTAACAGCAATGCTCGTGTGCAGGCTAGTGTACAATACCTTGAAGCATTTAATAAATTGACTCAGATTCAAAGAGGAAACGTAAATCAATTGCCTACAGGTCCAAAGAATGTTCAAGCAAAACAAGCCTTGCTTATAGATAAGTCGGGAGATATTAGACAAAGAATAAACAAGTTGAAGTTGAAGATCGAAGGGCGCGGTGAAGGTGAATAGCCTTCAATAAATACAACATGGCACAAAGATTCATTGGATTCAACACACAGAACCAGTTTAAAAAATTCACACTCACGGATTTTGAACTGGTCAAACGCGATTTGTTGAATGCGTTTAATATTCGGCAAGGACAACTGCCCGGACGCCCAGGATACGGCACTGTGTTATGGGATTACTTGTTTGAACCGCAGCTGGAAGAATTACAATCGGCCATCGAAAGAGAAATTCAGCGTGTGGCCGGCGGCGACCCCAGAATCTACATCAGCGACATACAAACTTTCCCCCAAAGCAACGGTATTTTGATACAAATAGAACTAACCGTAGTTCCCAGCACAGATGCTGAACGATTAAGTATATTTTTTGATCTACAACAACGCAATGCATCCTATGTATAACTAAGCCGTTTTTGTTGCCCATAAATAAAAGACTGAGGCACTAATAAAATGGCAACCACCACAAGACAAACCGCAATATTTGGAGTTGAAGACTGGAAACAGATCTATCAAACCTATCGCGAAGCTGACTTCCAAAGTTATGATTTTGAAACTTTGCGCAAGAGCTTTATTGATTATTTGCGGTTGTACTATCCTGAGACATTCAACGACTTTATTGAATCGTCAGAATACATTGCCTTGCTGGATGTCATGGCGTTTATGGGTCAAGCACTGGCCTTTCGTTCCGATCTAAACACACGTGAAAACTACATGGACACGGCCGAGCGTCGTGACTCAGTAGTTCGCCTGGCCAACTTGGTCAGCTACACTGCCAAACGCAACACAGCCGCACAGGGTTTACTCAAAGTTTTTTCAATAACCACAACTGAAAACGTAATTGACTATCAAGGCGTTAATTTGAGCAACGTCACAGTAAACTGGGCCGATCCCACCAACCCTGATTAGCAAGAGCAGTTTACTACCATCATCAATGCCAGTCTTTTGAACACTCAACGAGTGGGGCGCCCAGGAAATCGCCAGACTATTCTGGGAGTGAGAACAGACGAATATGGTATCAACTTGGTACCTGGCTATTTGCCTATTGTACCGTACACAGCCACAGTGGACGGTGTAACCATGCCATTTGAGGCCATGACATCCACATCAGTGGGCGCAGATTTTCTATATGAGCCAAGTCCACGAGCCAACTCACCATTTAATGTGTTGTTCCGCAATGACCAACTGGGATTTCAGTCAGCCAACACTGGTTACTTTTTTATGTTCAAGCAAGGCGTGTTACAGAATCAAGATTTTAACTTGGCTGAAAAAGTAAGCAATCGCACAGTGAACATCAACATCGAAGGTGTCAACAATGAAGATCGTTGGTTGTACCAACTGGACAATGTGGGCAATATCACTCGCGAATGGGAATATACTGAAAACATTTATGCGGCAGCCGCTGAACAAATTGGTACCAGCCTGCGACCCATCTACACTGTGACATCACGTACTAACGATCAGATTACCATGGTGTTTGGTGACGGTGTGTTCTCAGAAATACCAGTGGGCACCTTCCGTGCCTATGTTCGTGCATCAAACGGCTTGCAATACATTATCAATCCTGAAGAAATGCAGAGTGTGACTATTCCCATCAGTTACATCAGTCGCAACGGCAACCTTGAAACCATCACATTCACTTGTGGCATCACAAGACCTGTGAGCAATAGTCAGGCACGTGAAACCATTGAACAAATCAAGCAACGTGCGCCTGCACAGTATTACACTCAAAATCGCATGGTCAACGGAGAAGACTACAACCTCTTCCCATACACACAGTACAACTCAATTGTAAAGAGCAAGGCCTTGAATCGTGCTTCAATTGGTACCAGTCGGTATCTTGATCTTGTGGACAACACTGGCAAGTACTCCAGCACCAACAGTTTTGGTGCTGATGGCGGATTGTGGCAACAAAACATATTGCCCACTATTTTGTTTTCCTATACCAACCGAAATGAAATAGCAGATGTGATTGCCAATCAGGTACAACCTGGCCTGGCTGAATCTACCATGAAGCAGTTTTACTATGCTAATTTTCCAAGAGTAACTGAATCCACTCTGCCCACATATGGTGCTACTACCTGGGTACCCGGTGCTACCTGGAATCAGAGTACCACCTTGGCCAATGAAACCACAGGATATTTTAGAAATGCAGTGACATCTGCAACCTGGCCTAATGGCACCCCAATCCCAGT